TCCTTCAATATACATTTCGCATACAGACTTTATCTCATCTTTTGTAGCTAGTTTCCCTTTGTTTTGGGATTTTCTAAGTGCAACAAAAGACTCCTGATCTCTGTGATCCTGTATTATCCTTGCCAATCTTGAGGTGTTGTATGTTATTCTTAACATTTGACACGCCTCTTTCTTAGTTATTGGCTTCTCTGTTTCGAGTAAGTTTATTACTCGGTCTATGTTTTGTTTAGTTAAGTTCTCGTGATCTTTCTTCTTTATCATCTTCTATACCTAGTAAAATAATTGCATAGTGAATTATCTTGTATACATCTTCCCGATTATAGCCTTCTTTCTTGCCATAACGCTGGGCATATTTTATTATATTACCGACACAAAAACCAACTCCGTGACCTGAATCTGTTACAAATTCAGTAGACTGTATCTTATTCATGCTGTAATGCTTTGAATAAGTGCCATCTATCCATTGTTTAATTTCATTTAGCACTTTATCTTCATTAAATTTATACATGTTTTCTTCTTCTTTTGTTATTTTTAGGTTTAAAACTTGGTCTTCGCCATCTGCTTACTGATGACTTAGCGTGTCTAATATAGTCGTCTTTCTCTTTACCTGCAAGAGATTCGGGGATAAAGATTTTTACTCCCCTATAAAAAATTTGTTCCATTACGTACTTGTAATCCTTTTATCGTACCAAGCCAACCCTTCGTCCCACCAATCTGGTGTAGGTCTATGTGACCATTTTGCAAAGGTTGCCTTGTCTGTGTGGTAGTATAGACGATACGAACCTACGACATCGTCTGGGTCTTTCAGCTCATCTGGCATAGCCATACCGAAAGGAGTGAGTCCATCTCTAGGCAAGTTCTTTGGGTCTGGCAATTTATTAATTACTTCAACCACTGACTTGTGTTGTTTGCCATAGCGATAATGATACTCGTCATTAAGAGCATTAGCATAACAATGAACCCACTCAAAATTGTCAAGAGACTGCCGTGTCCATATCGTGCAAGGGTGATTGTACATCATTGGCAGATATGGAGTGAGGGGTCTCTCGTCCATTGGTAAATGTTTTATTTTAGCTTTATGTTCGTTTAGAATAGCAGACTCCTCTCGATTCAATGCTCTAGGTATAAACCCAAGCACTTCATCTACCCATACTGCTGTGCATAAAAGCTGTGCAGCTTCTAGTGGCATCTTGACGATATGTTTATCGACATGGTACTCCGCACATTTATCTAAATTTTCGTCTAAATAAAATAAATTCATGGGTATATTATATCGAAATTTGGGATTGTTGTCAAGAATTATTTTTTGAAATGATCCTTGACATACTTAGAATATGCCAAGGAAATGATAATAAGTAAAAGTATCGAAAGACTACTTACCGAAAGCACGACCTGCCTCCGATATACCAAACGCTCCAAGTGTTACCACTACTAGCGATGTGTATATTGTGTCGTCAATTATCAACTCTTTACCCATAAATGCTGTGATAAGATCACAACTGGCGAATACTATCATAAAGAAAAAAGAAATAAATCCTATGATTGCTTTCTCGTTTACATCATTATCATCTAAAAACAAATCCATAAACTTTCTCTTTGGCGGAGCTAATCTTTTCTTAGCTGCTTCTGCTTCGGTTTTCAAAGCAGAGATAGTATCTTCTGCGTCATCTAGCTTATCTACTAGAGACATATATTTATCGAGGTCAATATTTACCTCATTTCGGTTCTCCGTCTGTTCCATCGGTTGTTACCTTTCGATAGTAAACTACTACCTCTTTGAGTTCACGAATATATCGCTTTAACTCTTGCATATTATATGCCATTAATTCATAGTCAGGTACGGACATAGCGAGAAATACTACTTGTCCTTCTCGTTTTTCTATATCAGCTAAGAACTCTTCTATGTTCTGTTCGCTAACTACATACCAGTAAGGTTCTTTTAAATCTATTTCACGAGGTAGTACAGGCTGAATAATCTGCCTTTCTACTGGTTTTGCACTAACCTCTAATGTCTTTTGTGGGAGTAGGCTGCACTGTGATACCATCATCAGCGTCATCAATATCCCTACTGTCTTGTTCGATTCCATCAAATACCTCTTTTGTTGCTTTATTTACTCTTGTCTCTATTAGACCGGGTTTTGCCGCTGCTAATCTAGTAAGATTATGTCTTTTAAATATATCAAGATAGCGACTCATTTCTAACTGAATCTCTTGATTTTTAGATTGTAACTCCAAAATGCTCTGTCCTTGTAGAGCAAAGTCACTTTGAAGTGTTTGTATTGTTTGTTCTTGTACTTCAACAGCTACTTCTAGTACTTTTACATTTCCAAGTAGCTTCTGATTTTCTTGATATAAGTAGTAACAAAGACCACTTGCGATCAGTGTAGTACCTAGAAAAACTTTATACATGCTCCCACTCCTTGTTTTGGAATAAAAGAGCTTCTGCTTCTCGTCTACGAACAAGCCCTTGGAGAACTCTGCCTCCAGCTTTATTCCATCTTTTGAGTTGATGTGGAACATCTTCTAAGTCGCCTTCATTTACTACTTTTAATAGTGTTGATTCTCTTAGGTTAGTCGGCCCGAGGTTATATACCCAAGCTACTAATGCGTCAAATTGGAACTGTTCCAATGACACTTTAACCATATCGTTTATGTACTTACAGAATTCCTCTAGCTCTACCTCGAGCATGTGTTCTGCGTGATTCTGACTCCATTCGTCACCTGCTTTTACATCTTTTGTGTGACCATAGCCAATAGTCCAGACGCCTGCTGGACATCTGTATGCGTGCGCTTCAAACCCTTCAAACTTTTTGATAAGAGCTAAGCCTTCTTTACTTATTTCCATTTGTCTATTCTCCTCTGCCATTTTTGAATCTCCTTATCAATGGTGGCTAACATCTCTTCGTCACTCTTCTTTCTGCGTTCTTTCTCTCGCTGAATAGAAAGGCGACTCCGCCTTGAGCGCGGAGTCTTGCAATGAACCATCATTCTATGTCGAATGTTTTAGGTTTCATTTCATCAGGAATATTCTTCACTACATTAATAGTAAGAATACCATCACAAAGTCTTACGGAATCAACTTCCATAAACTCGCCAAGAATAAACTGCTGGTCAAATCCTTTACTCGAAAAACCTTTATGCAAATAGCTTTCGCCTTCTTGCAACCAGTTAATCGGTTTTGCTTTGATTAACAACTTATTTCCGTCTTGTTCAACGCTTACATCATCACGATGAAAGCCTGGAACTGCAATCTCCACACTTACCTGATCTTCGCCATCTTTTACGATATTGTATCGTGGATAAGTTGAGTCTACTGTTTCAAACACTGATGGGTCGAACCCTAAAAAATGTCTTAACATTGTATTTGTCATAATTATACTCCTATACTATGAGCCACCCTTTCGGTATGGCACTGAAAACACCATTGTTTTCATACTTATTATCGCATAATTTAAACTTAAAGTCAAGAACTATTTTTCTAGTCGTCATCAAATTCGATCATTTCATTGGCTTCTAGATAGTCTATTGCTCTCTGTATGCCAACAAATTTAGCGTAGTAATAAGTTCCTATGTTACTTAAAATTAATATTATTAGGTATGCTATATCTATATTCATAAGTATATTATCTCATGCTTTTAACTTCATGTCAAGTAAAAAAATTTAATTCTTGACATTTACCTCAAAGTCGAATATAATAGAGTAAATGAAAATAGAATGGACACACAAAGATCGCCAGTATCTAAAAGATAATTACAAGCATATGCCAGTTAAAACAATGGCAGAACATTTAGGGCGTTCTGAAAATGCTATAAGAAAGCAAGTTCAATACCTCAGAAAGAGAAGGTGGACATTTTGAAAATACACACAAAACATATGAATATAGAAAGAGCATTACGAAAATTCCGAGCTTACGGCAAGGAACTCAAACAAGAACTGCTAGAAAGAAAAGAGTATAAAAAACCAAGCATAAAAAGAAATACTACTAAGCAAGCAGCGATACGAAGAAATCAAAGAAAAAATCAAGAAGCGAACAACTCACAAGCAAATTGGAAAGCGCTTGACCGTAAACTTAAAAGGTTAAAAGACGCTGACGCATTGGATAGTGAGAATTAGCACTTCAAAAAACAACTTTACTTTACAAAAATAATTTATTTTTACATTCAAGTAACTCGTTTCAATGAGGCTCTACATGACCTTCAAAAAATAAGTCTTTACTTATGCCGATTTTCGTGGTATAATATTTATATCTAATTTATAAGATAGACCAAACCCAATCACTGGTCTGTCTATTCTTTCCCTAAACTGCATTGTTTAACAATCCACAGTCGAAGCGTAAGCGAGAGACTGGGGTGTTTGGTTTTATGCTAAGTCTGGGAAAGAGAATAGACCAAATCGTGTTACATTCACTTAAACTGTATAAAGCACGACCTCAACTGAATCAACCGATTCAATTCAAAAACATCTAAACTAACTACTAAAAATTCGCCTTTAATTCCCAATACTTTCACGCAACCGAAAATTTTTAAAGCAATAAAAAAAGCCCTATCGAATGTAGGGCTAATTTTGGTCTAACTTCTCCGTCAGCCTAGAGATTCTAGTAACAACTTTAAAGTTTCTTTAGGAGCTTTCTCAAGCCCAGTTAGGGTTTGATTACAACCCAGCTGGGATTGGATTTCACTCACTATCTCTAACTTTGTTACTGGTACTTCTCCAGTTTTCGTTCTATATTCAACTCGTTGATATACTCCTTCCTTTGCTAGTTTTCCTATGATACTTCTAGCACTTTTATTATATACTTGTGCTAATTTGTCCACAGTTTCTCTAGTTGGATTATCCATATACTGCTGAACTATGTTAGCTGTATCATCTTCGTTGTAATTCATTTTCGTACTCCATTTTTCTTATACTATGTTCGTATGGTCTAGCTGGTTTTATCTCTACACCATCTTTAGTCACTCTGCCAGAGTTGTAAGTTCTGTAGCATACTCCGAACTCTATATAAATATGGTTCATTTTTACACTCCATTCTTCGTACTCTAGCAGTAACCTTCGTTTTTCTACTTCGTTTTTATACTGAGTCATCTTGCATATGGGTTCGGCTTTGGATTGCCCATAGCGTCTACACCTCTGTCGATAGCTGTACCATCAGTATATCCACACATCTTTCTTCGCTGTATTTCTTTTCTAGCAATCTTGCCATCAGGTGTTTGATCGAATCTCAACTTCTCTAGTTGAGCGTCTGTGTATTTTATAAATTTCATTATTCTCCTATTAGTTTAGCAAGCTCTTCGAAATCATACTGCTGGTTGAATTTGACTCCTACTCGCTTGTGTGTTGGTTTACTTACTGTATAGTCCAGCACTATATCTTTCTCAGCCAATTTCTCCATTGACTTCATAAAATCTTGGTACTCGTTCTGCGTCAGCATAACTTTCTCTAGCGTTATTTTTTTCATGATCCTTGTCCTCTACTTAGTTTAAAGCTTCTTCGCTTATGTTTATTCATTGTAGACATACTTCTTGGCTTTTTACCAATACTCGTTCCTTTTCTAGTAGGCGTATGTCCTGTGGTTGTTACTGCTTTTCTCATTATCTGCTTCCTATTAATAATAGCAACCATGTTGCTAGGATAATGTACCCTACAAGTAGCTCTAAGTGATCGTAGTCTTTATATTCCTTCATATCTTTACTATCTTATAGCCTCGTCTTACTACTTCGTTTCTGCACTTCTGTTTTACCTTCGGTTTTCCACTATCGTTGTTAATATACTTCATCAGCTCTTCTAGCGAAGTCTGCTTAATATAGTGCTTGTGTGTTTGCACTTTGCTTGAGCCTCTGACTCTTAGCTTTTCGTCTCTTTTAAATTTTGTTGGCATTTCTTCTCCTTAATTTTTATCAAACCATTCCCAGACTATTTCGTCTTGCATCTCTGAAGGGCTGGTTTCAACACCCTCTAGGTCTTTTTGCAAGCCACCGTCCCAAAAATCTTCGTCATCTACAATATCGCCATACATTGCTCTCATTTCTTCTAGGATATCGCCTTCATCTAGCTCTTCCCAATCAAAATCAGCGTCTTTAAAGTGAGCTACTCCAATGAAGTTTCTAAACTCATCTTCATAGGTCATTTTTATACTATGCTTTTTATCGTGATGATCGTATAAATACTCATGCAAATACTGCACAAATTTTATTGGGGCAGACCAAGCAGAATGACCACTAAAGTAATCCTCTTCAACTTCTTCTACATTACACCACTTTGCGCCTACATTACTTACATAGTAGTTCCAGCTATCTTCTAGCCAGCCGTCTTTGTCGTAAGTTCCTTCTGGCATAAACTTTAGTTTGTCTATGTCAAGAAGCTCCCTACATACATAATCTGTGCCGTCATAAAGTTTTCGCTTTACAGTATGGGTTTCCATAGCTGAGCTAAAACCTTTTAAGCACTCCTCATTGCCATCTACTGTGACATTGAAATATACATGATTAGCCATTTATTTACTCCTTTATTTGCCTAAATCTTTTAAATCCATTTCAGTTATATACTGGTAGCCACCTTTGTTGAAGATAGGAGCGCACTGCTGTTTGCGTTGTTCGCTAAGTAACTTTGCTACTTCGTCTCCACACTCCAAACAGAGTTTGCCTACTATCCTAACCCTAGCTGGGCTTACTTCGTTTCCGCACTTTCTGCATCTACCCACTATAGCCTCCTAGGTAATTCATTGGGTTTGGCTTGTGGTTTTCAGTTAAGTACTCAGCCACAAGGTCTACCATATAACCATACTCTTGAGCATTGCCATCTGAATTTGCATCAGTTGCGTACTCCATAGCGTCTTTCCACTCTTGCCTTGAGATTTTGTTTAGGTTGCGTAAGCTTTCTAGCTTACAACAACTAATATCTTCCTCTAAGCCTTGTGGCTCTAGTATTCCATAGATTATACAGTTGTGCTGTTTCTCTAAGTATAGAATAGCTTCGTGTAAATCCATTTCTGTTATATTTTTCATTTTCATAATATATATTATACTTAAAATTTTGATGTCAGTCAAGAACTATTTTTGTCGATCTTAGAAATAGAAAAGGCACTTGAACAAGTGCGATTATTAGAAAACAAAAAAGCCTCTAAAAGAGGCTCAAAACTGGGGGGACGAATCTCACGCCTCAAACCCTTTTGATTAGGTAACGGCTTACTGCCTATAGGAATTCAGCCGAGTAACCTTTACAGCGTCTACTAATCTGACGACCATCTATAGAGTAGTCGATTTCCTACTTCGCTTTTCAACTGCAATCGGAGTGCGTTGCGTGACCAGTGCCGAACATTGTGCAGCCTTATCGGCTGTCGCAGTTTACTTTTGCTTTTCAGTCTCAATTTTATTAGGGGGAGAGTGAGCAAGTTTCCTGAGACAAAGTCCTTGTTACCTTGCTTCCACCTCTCTTTAGACTCCAAGGAGTTGCAACTCCCGAGCCTCGCCAGCAATGCTGACTACCACCATATGTGAAAGTTTTCACGATAGCACTCTCTAAACGGATAGTTTCGTAGCTTACTATCAACTTACGCGATTGTCAAGGTCATAATCAACGCTTTCAATTACCTGCCATCATCAATACTGCCGTTCAACCAGTGGCTTAATCGAACAGAGGAAGCGAACAGTAGTGCTATTGCCTTATCGGATTAGCACTCTAGTAAATACATACTCCAGACGCTTCACTTTGCTACTGGGCTTCTGCCGTGCCGCAGGGTTGGACAATGTTTGACCACGAGTGCCAATGTTTGACTGCCTACGAATCATTGTTCAGTAGCAATGTTAGGGGGGCGAGAGTTAGTAATCGGTCATCTACCTGCCCACTTCTGATGGCTTACTACGGCACGTACAGCGTGTGCAACAGGTTTCTAACTCTCTCGCCTAAGATTGTTAGGGCTAGTTTTACCATTTTTCGTCTCGTTCCAAAAATGAAATACTAGCAAAAGCTTAAAAAGAACAGCGTAACTCCCACCAACCTCTCCATGAACTCTTTGCTTCTAAAATGATCGCATAGCTGATATGTTAGACTGCGTTTGGTTCACTCTCCAGTTCCGCTCGTTGGGTTTCTCTTTTGTTTTCCCATTCAATATATATATTATATACTGGCTTTTTTGTTTTGTCAAGAAAAATATTAAACTATTTTTCTTGGCTTTAGGCAGCGCTGTTGAACACTGCCGTCCAATCTAGACAAAGCTACTTAGTCTTTGCACTAGAAACTTGAGGTCAGCTTTGGTTGCCTTCGCAACAGAAGCTATATTTGCCTCGTCAATTCCAAGTATAGTTGCCATTTCAGCTACTAACTCGTCTTTTCTTACAACAGGCTCACCTGTTTTAGTTGTTCTAGGTTGTGCTTTGTAAACACCCTCTCTTGACAACTTAGCGATAATGCTTCTTGAAGTCTTACCGAAAGCCTGTGCTAACTCATGAACTGTGTCCATGCTTGGTTGTTCTTGGTAGTTTTCTACCATTTGAGAAACCATCTCGTCTGTGTAATTCTTACTTGCCATTTTTTCTCCTAAATTATACCTACTATTATATAGTGGCTTTGTTGAAAAGTCAAGAAGTTTTTTAAGCCACATATGCTACTCCTACGAATACCATGAATAGAATTATGCTTATTGTGCATAGTCCACATTCTGCGTCTTTGAAACATTCTTTTATTTTCGATTTCATACATACTATTATACAGTGCGTTTTCATAAAGTCAACATCTTGGCGGAAGAAAATTGAAGAAAGTTACGCTATCGAACTCTCGGGGGCGGCACGCGAAACCACTGCTGGGCTTTGCGCACGCCTCAAAAAACTCGTCAAAACTTCGCAAAAACCTTGACAACCCAGCAAAAGCGTGATATACTCTAAATTAGACTTAATATATCAGTTTCGCACTTGCATGCGCGCGCAGACGTCACTTTATTACTTCACTTTTGCACTTATTGGTGCGCAGGCGATGCCTCTCACCCAGGCTCAACCCTTTATATATAGGGCTTTTCGTCCGCGAGGCATAAAAGACTAAAGGTATACAAAAGATTGTTTTTCTTTCGCGCAAGTATTGACAAAGGTAATTTGGCATGGTAAAATGGGCGCAAATTTCGCCTGTACAAAAATTGATCAAAGAAAGTTGTTGACATTTCAAGAAGGCTCCCCTATAATATATATATGTTTTTGGGAAATGGGTCTCAAAAAGAATAAGGA